AATAGAAGTTGCTAAAAAAATTCAAAATAAAATTTCAGAATATTCTACATTTATTCCTGTGTACTATGTTGGAGATTTACGTGGCGTGCAAGCAGTATATGAAGATGTTATCATAATGTCAAATGCCGATAAATTGCCGGCTAATTTAAAACGAGGTATTGATCGCGTTGTCGAAAAATATCAACAATATTCATATGAGCAAGGTGGAGAAGTTTCTTTGTTTGATTTTGTTGATGCAGTTAAATTAAAACGTATTGATCCGGTCATTATAAATTTTATTAATGCATTACGATCTGATATAAATAAAATAGGCATACCGGACTTAGATTTAGATTTAGATTTTAAATCTAATAATATAATGATATGGAATGGTAACTTAGTAATGGTAGATTGGTAATATTTAATATTTATAATATATGAAACATAATATACTACATAAAATTATTAAATCTGTATTAACAGAACAACAGACTGTTAACGTTCCAGTTAAACTAAATACATATTCAGTCGACAATCTAACTCAACAGAAAGCGGAAAAAGCTGGAGCAGTTTTTTCATTTCGGGTTACGACAAAAGGCACGGAAAAGGGTACGGCGGCAGCACCACCGACGAGTGGGGTAGGAGATTATGAAGGAAATATAATAAAATCAACTGATGTTCCGTCGTCTCCCAGCGAACCGATTATGTTAAAAGCAATTCAACAATTTCTATCTAAAACTACATCTACAGATGTTTCAAAATATCTAAATGGTGGATATTGGTTAGTAATGACGCCAGATTTATCATCTAGGAAAAAATTTTTTCAATACATATTTTATGTATTTCCATATGATTTTATTAAAACACTAACAGATACCATTATGATTAATGATCCTGGGAAATTTACTCCTAAGGTAGAATTTTATATTAATAGTACGCCGGTTAGTCGTCCCGATGATTTTTATCTATGGAGACTTATTAAAATTCCTAGTTCAATAGATAAAGATGTATGGATTTGGGAAAATGGTAGTAGAAATATTGAAGATTGGTATAAAGTTATTGACAAATTAGAACTAATACATCTATTAGGATATACTGGCATAACTGCAGTACCTGGTTGGAAATCACAAACAATAGAGAAGATTAAAGCAATCTTTGACAATTTTTCGGGGGAAATACGTGGCAGATATGATATCGAACCACCAAGCTTTCTAGATACAAAAACCAAAGAGTTAAATGATTTTGAAATTCAAATAGGTGCACCTTTTGATCGGGCAGAAGAAGATAAAGACTATTATATGTTTGACGGAAAATCAGTTTTTATAAAAACTGGTAAATCTGGCGCTTTACGAAAGTATATAGGAAAATTTAATTTAGATGGTTCGGTAAAATTTAATGGTAGTGTCGAATATATAGAAAATGGAATGTTGGTAAATGGCGATGCTATAAATCTAGAAATTCTTAAAGATACATATTATACAGGATATATTAAAAATAATATGATATCAAGTGGGGAGTTAATTTTTTCGTTAAAGAATGAAAAGTATATCGGTATATTTGAACTAGTAGGAAATGCCCCAAATTTTACAATTGAATATGAAACTGGATTATTATATCGTAACGATGTATTAGTAGAAATTTGGGAAAAGGGTCGAAAATGGACATATGATAGATACGGTAGAGTTGCGAAAGATGATAGTATGTATCAAATTAAAGAGTTGCAAGAAGATATTATCAAAATGTGGAATAATAATATAGAATATGTAAATGCAAAAATTCCGAAAGATGCAAAAAATATGATTAATAAATTTGTTCAAAATGGACCTACGGGTATTTGGAATAAAGATATGGAAGTGATGGTATATACATTAAATGTAATTTTTGCTGGAGCTAAGGTAGATGGTTCTACTCCAAATGCTGGTTTAGAAATACAAGATGAAGAACGTAAAGAAATTATTAAATTTCAAACTAGTAATATAGGATCATGATATGTATACGTTAACTGAATATATAAAAAAATATTTAATAACTGAACAAAACTGGGGGGCATTAGAAAAAGGTGAAATTAAAGTAATACCGAAAACACAAGACACACAAACTACTAGTAAAACAAAACAAACAAAACAAACAAAAAGCGCTGGAGCTCCGATACCACCAGCTGATTTAACAAATCCGATAAATAAACCCGGTAAAATAATTAGACATAGAAGAGCAATAACTGATGTAATTAACCCTGAATTATTTCAAGATTTAGATTTAGCAGCAGAACGATCAAATATTGGAGATGTGCAAATTACCTATGCTAAAACTGGTCATGATCAGCATGTTAAAGGTAGTACCGCTATTAGTAGGCATTGGACCGGTAATGCTGTTGATATTACCCAGATTAATGGTGTTAAATATAGGGAAAATCCGCAACTATTTGCCATCCTAGGATGGATATTTGTTGAAGAATTAAAAAAACTAGGTTATAAATTCGGCGAAGGCGGAAGTATTGGACAAAAATCCTATCTATGGCAAACAATGACTGGGGGTAACCATTTTAACCATGTACATGTTTCTATAAAATCAAATGAAGACTGGTCTACTAAAGATTTAGGTGCAATAGACAAACCACCAGAAACCAAAAAAACTTCAGATACTTCAAAATCTGGCGGAACGGCTGTACAAGATAAATCTAAAAAAAGTAATTCATCTAAGTTATCCGCATATGTATCTAAAGAGCAACTATCTAAAATATTATCTGATGGACCTGGCCCGTATTGGAAACAGAAGCCAACGAAATCACAATTACAAATACGTGAACGTGTTAATGAAGCATGGGAAACAGTACAAAATATGATCACATACAAGCCGGAGAAATATTTTTGGAGATTACGAACGTGGTATAATGATGAAGAAGAGTTAGCTGCTAAATACTTAGATGATACGTATAACATAACTATACAGCAAAAATCTCATATACATCGCGATTTTTGGAAAGCACATCCAATTGATCGATACAATATTGCGTTATTAAACCGTGTTGTAAATATAGTAAAAAGTAAAATACTAGCAGGTGATTCATGGTCAAAAACTGTAAATTATATATATTATGAAAACAATAAATGGAACGTACAAAAACTTCGAATTAGATGGGATTACATGTAAAGTTATGAAAAAAAATCATTGGCATGGCGCTGCTAATAGTACACGAGCGGCTGCTTATAAATACGGTTATAAATCTGGATTAGAACATACGGTTGCTGATCAAATAAAATCTGCAGAATATCCTTTGAATTATGAAACAGAAACACTAAATTATATAGTGCCAGAACGTAAAGCAAAATATACTCCAGATTTTGTTTTTGTTAAGAAAAACGGTGATTTAATGTTTATAGAAACAAAAGGACGATGGACTAGTGCAGATCGTTTAAAAATGAAACATGTATTAATATCAAATCCTGGAATTGATATACGCATGGTATTTCAGGCTCCTACACAAAAAATTTCAAAAAACAGCAAAACTACTTACGAATCATATGCAAATAAATTAGGGATACGCCATGTTGCAAAAAAACAAATTCCGGAAGAATGGTTGTCAGAATGTTTGCGAGATGGTGAAGAAGTTGTTAATGTTAAAAAGTTTTTTACATAAACATTTGAAATGTGAAATTTTTTTAATACATTCAATGTAAGTTAATAGTATATTAATTTAATGATTGATTCAGTATTGAATCGATCGTTAGACCAGAAATGTAATGTATGTGTCTAACTTATATTATTAATTATTAATATTATAATATATTGGATGATTACTGAAAATTCATTATATTATAATTAATGAAAAATCTAAAGTTATTGCAATTATTAGAATCAGTTTTAGGTAAAGGTAAACCTACATCTGGCGATAACATAGCATTTTTTTCTCCATTTATTTCACACTATAAACCAAAGCTTGAAATAAATATTCAAACAAACCATGCTGGTGAAAACGTTTGGCATTGTTGGATATCAGATAAAAAAGGCCGGTCGATTACATCTTTGTTTAAACAATTAAATTTAGGCAAAGAAAAGTTTGAACAACTTAACCGTATCATAGAAAATACTAAGTATCGACAATACAATCAAGTAAAACAAGAAACGCCAACAATTCAGTTGCCAGAAGATTATCGACCTCTATGGATAAAAAAGAATACACCTGATTACAGAAACGCAATACATTATTTAACTAATCGAGGTATTACGATATTTGATATTATTAAATACCGAATTGGATATTGTGAGTCTGGCGAGTATTCTGGTAAAATTGTGATTCCTAGTTATGATGCTAACGGTCAATTGAATTATTTTGTAAGTCGAGCATTTTATAAATCAGACACCCAGAAACACAAGAATCCAAAGATATCTAAAGACATTATTGGTTTTGAAATGTTTATTAATTGGGCAGAGCCAATTATACTATGCGAAGGAGCTTTTGATGCAATTGCAATTAAACGCAATGCAATTCCTTTGTTTGGTAAAATAATTCAGCCAGCACTTCAACGAAGAATTGTAGAAGAACGAGTTAAAAATGTATACATTTGTTTGGACCCGGATGCTTTAAAAAAGGCAGTGCAAATTGCAGAAAGGTTTATGGCAGAAGGGTTAAATGTTTACTTCATAGAATTAAAAGATTCTGATGCATCGGAATTAGGATTTCAAGAAATTACAAAAATAATTACAGATACTGATGTGTTAACATTTGAACGGTTAATGCAGTTAAAAATGGATATGATATGGATATAAAACATATTGATACAGGTTTAGAATGGATAGATAAAATTTATCATATTTCTGATGTGCACATTCGTACATTAAAACGGCATCGTGAATACCGAGAAGTGTTTCGCAATTTATTCGATCATATTGCATTTGACTGTACAGGCAATAGTATAGCAGTTGTTACTGGAGATATCGTGCATAGCAAACTAGATATGTCACCAGAATTAATTGATATACTAGTAGAATTTTTTGATGGGTTTATGATTCCTACTGTTGTTATTTTAGGTAACCACGACATGAATCTGAACAACATGCACCGCACAGATGCAATTAGTCCAATCATCAATGTTATTAAAAATCCTAACATTATTTTTATTCGAGATAATGGATTATTTGAAATAGGCAATGTGGTATTTAATCACATGGCAGTTGATACTCCACCGTCTGAATATATACGAGCTGACCAATTCACTGCTGCATATAAAATAGCATTGCATCATGGTGCAGTTAACACTGCAAAAACTGATATTGGATATCAAATATCAAATGAACATGTAGGTGTTGAATTGTTTGATGGGCATGACATCACATTGTTAGGAGATATACATAAACCAGCTCAATTCTTAAATGATGCTAAGACTGTTGCATATCCTGGTTCACTGATTCAGCAGAATCATGGAGAAGCATTAGACCATGGAATTTTAGTATGGGACTTGCCTTGTCGTGAAGCTAAATTTGTGCAAATACATAATGATTATGGATATGTAACTTTAGAATGCGAAGGCACTAAAATTATTAATGCTCCACACCGAATACCAAATAAACCTAGGATCCGTATTAAATTTAATAATACCGATGCCGCGGATATGAAAAAGCTAATTGCTACGATTCGTAAAAAATATGATGTGCAAGACATCACAATTCAACGCAATGCAAATTCCACATCTACATCGGCAACTTCATCTTTTACAATTGGAAATGTACGTGATGTTGAGTATCAGAATACATTGATTACGGATTTTATCGCAGTTAATTTTCCGCAAGCAACACCAGAAGAAACAGATGCAATACGTCACATCAATCGCACAATTAATTCTAAACTACCTGCAGTAGAATCGGTACGGCACATGACATGGCACCCTATTCAATTTGAATTTGATAACATGTTTTCATATGGCGAAGGTAACATCATTAACTTTGAAAACATGCAGGATGTGCACGGTTTATTTGCCGCAAACACATCAGGTAAATCTTCATTATTAGATGCAATAACATATACTATTTTTGATAAGTGTAGCAAAACTGGTAAAGCTCATGAAGTACTAAACAACAAAAAAACATCATTCCGAGGCAAATTTGTATTTGAAATGAATGGTGTTATATACACTATTGAACGCAACGGCATCAAACAAAAAAATGGACATGTTAAAGTTTTAGTAGATTTTTACACTGAAACAGAAAACTTAAACGGCGAAGAACGAAGTGATACAAATAAATCAATTCGTAGATATTTAGGAACATATGATGATTTTATTTTAACAGCATTTTCTTTGCAAGCTGACAACAATAATTTTATTGAAAAGTCACAACGAGAACGTAAAGATCTTCTTTCGCAGTTTTTAGATATTACGGTATTTGAACAGCTATATCAATTAGCATCCGATGAAATTAAAGAAACGGCTGGTAAATTAAAAGAATACAAGAAAACAGATTTTGCAGAAATAATTGTTAGTGCAGATAATATTATATCAACAAATCAACAAACTATAATTGACCTGGAACAACAAGAAGATACATATCAAGAATCCAGAAATCAGTTTCAAGAACAAATAGTATCATTAATTGAAACAAAATTACCAACTACATACAATGGCCCAGACATTACTAAATTACAAAAACAAGAAACCGGTTTAACTGAAAAAATTGATGAATTACAATTTGATATCGACCAATCAGAACAAACTCTTGAAGAATTAAAAACAGACCAAGCCACGATAAAAAATGAAATTCGTAATTATGATGAATCCGGATTATTAGAACAACTAGACCAATTAAAAATTTTTAACAACAATCTCATTCAAATAGAAAATGATATTGACAAACAACAAGGAGTTGTAAATGCTAAACAAGAAAAAATTGAGCATCTTGCCGAACATGAATATGATCCGCAATGTGAATACTGTGCATCTAACGTTTTTGTACAAAATGCAATTGAAGCACAAAATACAATTAATCAAGACAGAAACATACTAAACAAGTTGCAACGAGTTAAACAGGATATTGTAGCAGAAATTTCTTTATTACAACAATATGAACAACGATATTCTAAATTAGTTGCATTAAAAACGGATCTACAAATCAAGAAAAGTTCAATTGAAAAATTAGAATTGCAACTTCAAATTGCAGAAAATGAACTGCAGACAAAAGAATCTGAATTAGAAACATGTTTAGAGCGACAAGAATTATTTCGCGCAAATGCAACGGCAATAATTCATAATCAAAGTGTAGATTTAAAAATTGCAACTTGTAAACAAAATATCGAATCATGTTCGGCGGAAATAAAATCTACGCAAGACACAATTAAATCTTTGTTTGGAGCAATTGAGGTTGCTAAAACTACGAAATCAAATGCAATTACTCAGTTAGATGCATATAAAAAATTAGAAACAGAATACAAAGCATATGAATATTATTTACAAACTGTTAAGCGAGATGGCATACCGTATGAGTTAATTGCCAAGGCAATGCCAAAGATTGAAACAGAGATAAACAATGTGCTTAATCAAGTTGTAGATTTTAATATGGTGCTTCAGAGTGATGGTAAAAACATTAATGGATATATCATATACAATGAAGATAATTTTTGGCCATTAGAATTAACAAGTGGTATGGAGCGATTTATTTCATCGTTAGCAATACGAATTGCACTTATCAATGTTTCCGCATTACCTCGTCCTAATTTCATCGCAATCGATGAAGGATGGGGTTCATTGGATGCTGAACATATTTCTGCTGTGGTTAATTTGTTTGATTATTTACGAACTAAATTTGATTTTTCGATTATCGTATCACATGTTGATTCTATGCGAGATATGGTTGATAATTTAATTGAAGTGAATAAAATTAACGGATTCAGCCAGATTAATCATACTTGATATTTATATTAAAAAAGAGTATCAGTGGAATGAAAAGAAAAGAAACAGTCTATAAAGGTTTACAATTTATCGATGTTTGGTTCACTGATACATCATTAACATCTCCGGAATATTTTCAAATATCCGAATTTCCGGAACGATTAACTGCTGGTAAAAACTTATTCAAGTTTCGAGGGCATCCTACCAATTTACGACCTGGTAGTTATTTAAACATTGAAGTTTTAGATTATAACGGAGATCCGATATATCATGAAGTTGTTAATTATATAGACGAAGACAAGTCTCGGGTAGTTGCAATTTATATTTATGAAGAAACTTCTCCTGGTGATTGTGTGATAACATTAACCGGTGAAGCAATTAATGCTCCGGCCGAATGGCAAGGCAAATCAAATGTTAAATGGAGTAGAACTGTACCAGTCAATCCAAACGTATCAAACATATCAGAAATTATATTCGAACAATCACCAGTACTGGTAATTACCGAGCAAGTAGGAGTTCAATTAAATCGTACATATTCTGGTTCACAACAATTCCCAACATTCACCACCGGCACAGTAAAATACTTTTTATATAACAATCAACCAGCTGTTGAATTAAGTGGCGGTACATTTACATCTGATATGTCAACAGGTACCATAACCGTTTCATCACCTACTAATCCTACGCCTACACCATCATATCCTATATCTACAACTAGTTATGTGTCAACGATAAAAAAGATACTAACCCCAACCATAGCACTGTTAGATACGGAGTATACGGCGTATAGTAGCCAAAGCATTTCTTTGCATACTTATACTAATTTTGATGCATCTGCATATAGTTTAACATATGAAGCTACGCCAGTATACACAGCTACACAGAATTCAGAATCATTTGCCTTAGTTCAAATAAAAAATCTTAATCCTGCAACTGGCGATGTTTCTAGGGTTAAATTGTTTATGAACAATAATGGTACAGTTGGCACATGGGAATTGTTAAATGATGTAGAATTAGAGGAAACGGAAATATTTGTAACAAATACTGCATCATTATTTCCAGATCAAAGCATAGGATCATTCGTATCACAAAGCACGATTAACACATATTGGGATGCAGTAGCATATAACGCCAGTACTCCTACATTAACATGGACTACGCAGTCAATGAATAATTCCATGTTAATTGTTAACAATTCGAACATTGCGGCTCAAAATGCTGTTAGCATAGCAAAAATTAAATCTGCATATCAAGGATATTTTATTGCAAATTCAGAGTATAAAATTACTATAGATGCTATCGGTACTGTGTCTGGATCAGACACTCCTAAATTATCTTTGTATTTATCTGGAAGTGCATTTGATTTTGATTCTACTGATTATTTTAATCAGGACCTGCCTGTTAAATTAGGAAAACGTATTGGAGAACTGCAAGTATCAGGAACAACGCAAAGATTTGATGATGTAGTTTTTAATTTTGAAACAGACCGAGAGGGATATGCAGTACTTCTTCTAGTAGTGGAATCTGGTACATGGCAAGTATCTGATATTCGAACAACTACAGATAATGACGCCGGATATTCTCCTAACTACACCAGACTACGAACCTTAGTACCAACTGCACATAAATCAAATAATCAATTAACATTTAAAACTGAGTATTACAATGTTAATGGAGAAAAAAGCAAACAGATTAGTTACGTGTACAATAAAGATTGGGAAGGTGGTAATCGTTATGTAGACGGTGATTATTCCATGCTTACCGGATCATTATATGTTGCTGATTCACTATCTACTGGAGTAGCAATATCCGGATATAAAAATACCGGGTATCTTAGATCATTAGGTTATGAAGGATTTACTGCTGGGTTTCCTGGATTTTTAATGTGGTCTGGATCTGCATTATCTGGATCTTTAGGAACAAAAGGCGGAGTGCCATATAGTGGGGTTGGATTAGAATTATATGGAGATGCAAACAATTATTTTAGATTTGCAACTAATCCTTCTGAATTAGATGTACATACGGAAACATTTTTTCTAGGAGATCCAGCATCACAATACATTTCTGGCAGTAACGGTAACATGGAAATATCATCAAGTGGATTTTATTTAACTGCAAACGGTGATGTTACAGCATCTGCATTTTTAGCTGTAAATTCAGGTACGATATTGTTTGACTCAAACAATCAATATACTGATGGATTAAATGTTGGACGAGTTGTTTATTTTGATCAAAATGAATATACTTTTAATTTAGCTAATCTGTCAGGAAGTTCTCCAGTATTACCTACATTTACAACCAGCTCTATATTATCAGGTCCATCATTTCAAGCATTTATTTTGCCAGGAGAAACGAGATTACAAGTTTCATTTACGTGGCAAATTGATCGTACAGATAATACCGGACTAGCAAATAAAACATTTAATCTGTATACAACAATAATGAATGCTGTTACTGGAAGCAACGTTGGATTAACATCATATGGTATTTTTGAAAGCGGATCTACATTTGCATCACCGATAACATTAGCATCTGGAGTAACGCAAAATTCTCAACGGTCTGGTGCTGTTACTAGTAACTATGGATCTATTACAGATACAACTCTAACAGATAGACAAGGTTATTATGTATTAATACATACATCAATTGTTTATACTGGTTTAACATTAGGATTAACAGGAACATTAAAAATGAAAAATTTTGTTTTTAGAACAAGTAGAATTGCTGGAAGTTCTATACAACCAGCTGCTGGCGGAGCAATACCAGAATAGTAAATATTAATATTTATATAAAAAAAGAA